ATCATATTCAAATTTATCACAAGCTTCATAAACTCTGTTATAACTTCTACTGTAACCATCTGAGAAAGCAAATAGTCTGAAAGGTATCTGTAATCTTCTACAGAACATTGAAAGTAAAGATGCTTGTTCTACAGTTGATTGAACTGTACCATGCATTGAACCTGACCAATCAAGTAACATTACAACACCATGATTTTTACCTTCTGGAATAATTTCAACTCTATTGAAAATATCATCTTTCAATTTAAACAAGTGAAGTTTGTTCATATCAAGTTCACCTGACTTTGAAGACCAACTTCTGTTATAAGCAGCGGCCGCTTTCTTCATTTCAAATTCTTTTACCATGTATCCGATAATTTTTTTGTTATCATCTTGAAACTTTTTAGTATAAGCTTTGATCGGATCCCTATCTAATTTATGACCTTGAAAATCTGGATCTGAAATAAGTTTGTCAATTTCTTTGTAATCAACAATGTAATTTTTGTATTTGATTTTGTCTTCTACTACATAGTATGAAGGTTCGTCATAAAATTCTGTTTTTTGAACTAGTTGATCTTCATTCTCTCTGAATGATTCGTCTGTATTTGACTTGTTCATTTCATCTTGAAGTTTTTCAGAAGATGATTGACCACCTTCTTCGTCTGATTCTTCGTCTGTTTCTTCGTTAGAAGTTTGTTCATTACTTTCAGATTCTTCACCATCAGAGTTTTCTTCTGAGTCTTCGTCTGATTCACCTTTCGCGTCTGAACCATCTGAATCTGATTCAGATTCTTCTTCTTCGATTTCTACAGTAAATGAATCACCACTTTGTTGATCATCATCTTCTGGACCTTCTTGTTCTTCCATTTGATCTAACAAGTCTTGAAGTTCTTGTTGAGTCAATGACTCTAATTCTTCTTCGGTTAATTGTTGTTGTCTATCAAAAAGTTCAAGAGCTAATTCCATAACTTCTTCGAAAGTGTTTAGATTTTCACATCTTTTAATATAAGGTGTTTCTTCTTCATTGAATTCAATCATAGTTGTTGAACCAATTTTAAAGAAAAGATTAATTCTATCGATTAGATTTAATTCATTTAAATTTTTACCTCTGATACCAAAGAAATCTTGATTAGCTAATTCTCTATACCCAGCATAGAATGATCTTCTCAATCCAGGATATTTAGCTTTGATCATTTTTTCAATTCTACAATCTTCGATAACATTTAAGTATCCTTTGAAGACCATACCTTTATCAGAAACAGCTCCATGCCAACCATCGGCCGGAGTATTAAGAGCATGTCCTACTTCATGACCCATAAACAGATCATAGAGTTGAGGACTCATATCTTCTTTAAGAATAGGACAGACTAATGTTCTATTTTTAACATCAAAGTAAGCTGTCGGAACATTTTTGTGTAAAACATTAATATCTTCCGTAGCCATCAACTTAGCTAGTAAGTCTTTATTTGTATTTTGAATCTCAATCATTTATATAGTATATCAAAAGTGTACCCGTGGTTACAAGTACTAGAATCTTTTAATATGAAATTTACCTCTTTTTTCATTTTGTACACATAGTATAACAAAAGTGTACCCGCGGTTTCAACTACATAAATTCAAACCAACTTGTAATAATATATTTTGTAGTCTTCGATTGAAGTCCACAATGATAAAATGGTAATCCAGCTGGCCATATCGCTACTGAACCTACTGTTGGTGTAATAGCCGTACCACACATAGGAAATACTGTCTGACCACCTTCTTTCACATCATTTAAATAAACTATCAAAGCTAGATACTTTTTATAGTGATCTTTACCTGACTCTATGTGAACAGCTGGATATCCTTTGTCTGTAGGTAAATATCGTTGAATTTGAAGTGATCTGAACCCTGTACTATAAATATCAGTTAATGGTTTATCGTGTGGTTTATAATCATCATGACATAATGAATGTAGATAATTCTCGTAATCAGAACCTAACGGATATAATTTTTCAAATAATTCGTTTTTGTAGTCTACTGCTTGGGCTCTTTTATCACCGATAAGTTGCATTTCGGTGGTCTGTTTCCTGTGATCATCTGTCCGGAATGTGTATTCAGTATGGTCAAAGTATGTACATAAATCCATACACCAATCAGAACAGAATACATGATCATATACTTTGATACATTCTGATAAGTGGGTACTGTTTGATTTCTGTAATTCAAAGTGTAAGTCCATTATAACGCGAATCTAGCTTTAAACTTTTCTTTACCTCGTCTTCTCATTTTTTGAATTTTTTTAGCTTTCTCAAAAGCTCTTTGTCTAGCGAATGGCCCGATTCTATCTATAAAAAGAATACCATCTAAATGATCTAGTTCATGTTGAAATACTCTAGCTGTTAGACCATCTAAATTTTGTTTTTCTTCTTCACCTAATTCATTCTGATACGATACTACAATTTCAGCTGGTCTAACTACTCTAGCGAATACATCTGGTATTGATAAACAACCTTCTTCCATAGTATTCATGTTATCTGAGATATCTACAATTTTTGGATTGACACATACTAGTGAGTCTTCTTTCTTTTCACCTCTCATAGCGAACATTCTAACATCATGTCCTAACTGATTAGCTGATATACCAAGACCTGATTCTAACCACATAGCATTGATTAGCTCTTCTTTGAGTTTGAAAATTTCATCTTTCTTAAAATCAAACTCTCTTGTCTTAGCTCTTAGTTGTTTTTCAGTTTTTACTATCATTTTATCACCATGGTAACATTGTCATACCAAGTTGGTTCAAACCCAACTCTAATAATATGAATATCAGTAGACATGGACCTAACTGCCAAGCCCACCATTTCCAACCTTCTAAACTGTCTACCCATTGTCTGAGTTTACTGTTTCTAGCTTTATCATAGGTACCAGACTTCTCACCAATTTGTTCTGCCCAATAGTTTGGGTCTACCCAATCTTTTAGTTTTTTTAAAAATTTAATTATCATTTTATCCTACTAAAGTTATTTGTTTTCTCAAATTCAATAATGTTATTGAACTTCTCATTCATTGACTCACCTTTGTGAGATATAATAAATGTATTTGTGTTATCATCTAATGTATGTAGTATTTTTAAAAATTCGTCTGTACCACCTTCATCAAGTGAACTATCAAATACTTCGTCAAGAATTAGTAAGTTAGTGTTAACTGAGTTCTTTAACTTAGCTATCGCTCTCCAAGTGAATAGTAATGATAAATCTATTCTCATCTTTTCACCTTCACTAAATGAAGAATACGAAAAGTTGTCTCTATATCTTGACTTAATCTGTTCATTAAATTCTTCATCAAGTTCGAACTGAACAAAAAACTCCATACTCGCGAGATACTTGTTGATCAACTTATTCATAATCGGTAAATACTGTCTTATGATCTTAGTTTTGATACCACTATCTCTGAGTAAGATATCAGCTAGTTCGTGATAATGTTTTTGTTCTGAAGCGTTCTGTTCCATACCTTGTAAAACTTCTAAAGCTTTTCTGTACTTATCTAATTGTTCTTTATCGTCTTCTGTATGTTCTTGTTCTTTTAATTCATCAATCTGTAATTGTAATTTGTTGATATACTTTTCATTTGTATCTATAAGATTCTGTTCTTGTTGAATCATTTTCTGAGATTCAGCTATCTCTTTATGTACTTCATTAATTTCTTCAAGTCTCTTATTAATTCTTTGTATAGTCTCACTATAAGTTGAAAGTCTTTGATCAATTTCTTTAATGTTGATTGATCTTTCTGTACATATATGATCTTTGTGTTCTGACTCAATATCTTGTTTACAAGTCGGACATTCGTCATTATCTTCATAGAATTTTAATTCTTTAATAAATTTTCTTCTCTCATTCTCAAAATCTTTTTCACTTTGTAGAGTAACTTCTAATGATTTACGAACTGGATCTTCATCTTCTATTAGATTCATACAAGTTTGTACATTTGACATATCGGCTCGAATATTTGTTTTGTATTCTATTATTTGAGTTTCGTGTTCATTAATGTCAGCTGTTAGTTTAGTAATCATTTCATCACGATTTTCTTCTAATCGTTTCATTGATTCTTCTTGACTCTGAATTTTGTTCTCACCGATTCTAATATTTGTCTTTATATCATTGAACTCATTTCTTAATGTAGCTGATCTCTGTCTGAGACATTCTTTCATTACTGAGAATATTTGAATATCAAGTATATCTTCTATAATCGCTCGTCTTTCAGGTGTGTTTAACTGCATGAAAGGTGTAAATGTTGATGAACCTAATACAACAACTTGAGTAAATGATTTATAGTTTAGTTTTAGAATCTGTTGTTCTAAGATAGCTTGATAGTCTCTAACAGAAGCGTCTTGATGTAACATTTTACCGTCACGATATATCTCAAACTTATTTGGTTTGATACTTCTCATTACACGATATCTGTTTCTACCGATTTGAAATTCTACTTCTACAACTAATTGTTTTTGATTAATAGAATTAACTAAAGCCGTTTTTGGTATCTTTCTAAAAGCTCTTCCGAACAAAGCGAATGTCAAAGCGTCAAGTAATGTTGATTTACCTGAACCATTTGAACCGATTATTAATGATGTTTTCTTTCTTGATAAATCTATCTCTGTAAATTCATTACCCGTTGATAGAAAATTTTTATATTTTACTTTATGAAATTTTATCATATCCTAATTTAATATATCTTTCTTGGTATGTTATAGCATTATCTATACTTACTGTCATATGTGAAGTCATTTCTTGTTGAGAAGCTTCGTAAGACTCGTATATTCTACAAGTATCATTATCATTGATTGTGAACTCAATACTATGACCTTCCATCGTCCATGTACCAGCGTACAGTAATTTATCTTCCATTATGATATGACCTTCGGACCTGGGGGAGTTATTATGGAACTGAACGCGTCTTGATATTGATTTTTCAATTTTTGTTCAGGATCAACTGTCCATACGATATTATTTGGATTAAGTGTAATATTACCGTCTCCAAGAATATTGTAAGGATACAAGTTGACTTTAGGGCCTTGACCTTCTTGTGCTTGTTGATGAATGAAAAGAGGATTCTCTACTTCATGTGTTTCTTCATTATAATCAGCGATTATCATTTCTGCTGTTATTAATTGTATTATTTTTATCATACTAAAATATCAAGACTTTCTGTATACAATGATCTCATCAATGTATCTAGTTTAGTCTTATCTCCGTCTATATTTAAACTGTCAATATGTTTTGTAAGTATTGTTAATGTATCTTCTGCTTCTCCGACCAATTCATCTTCATTTAAAACATCAAGATTACTATGATCTTCTACAACTTTAAGATCAGCGGGACACACTTTTGTCAATTCTTCCATAAACACATCAAACCAGTAAGGTTCATTTTTATCCGTAACAATAACTTTTACGAATGTGTCTTTTAAATAACTAAAATCTTTTTTCTTAATAGTCATTAGTGTTTCATCTGTATCGTTGTAAAATACTTTATGAAACATTTTAAGAGGATTTTTAATCGCCTCTATCTCTCTTGTCTCTGTATCAAAGACATGAAAATGTTTATCATCACCAAAGTCATTCCAAGTGAATTCCATTTGTGAACCGAAATATCTAATATTACCTAATGTAGATTTATGATGAAAGTGACCAGAGAAAACTCCTTCGAATCTTTCAAACCATGACGCTGGAGTACCACCACCATGAAAATGACCAGGACTCATCATACCACCATTTACTTCTAAATGAGACATAACAAAAGGTGCTGTTGTTAATTGTAAAAATTCTTCGACTTCTTCTTCATTCTCTGAATTAATCCAAGGTAATAAAGCAATATCTAATCCGTCATAATCTTTTGTTATCGGATCTTTGTATACATTTACATTGTCAAAATTGAGAAGATAG